GCTATCATCTTCAGGTACTTGAACAGAACTTAACGAGTTATTATTTAATATTTCATTAGCTTTAGCTACATTTTGTTGTGAATCAAATATAAGTTTCATTATATCATCATCCATTGTAGAAGTAGCCTGACCGGTAGCTCCATATACTTTACCACCAGGATCTAAGTGCACTGCACCACCTTCTTTAAAAGGACTTATTTTTTCTGGTTTATCAAACTTAAAACCAATATTATTTGGATCTATAAAATCTTTTACAGTTTCAGCAACGCTAGCAGCTTTTTCTTTAATACCACTAAAGGGATTAGGAATGTTAAAGCTAAATCCATCTGAACTGGGAGGCACTTCTATCCCTGCCTCTCTATACTTATCATAAATTGAAGGATCGCCAAATGCTTTATTATCTATTAGCTCTTTTATTTCTTTAGCTTTATTAGCTCTTCTATCAGCGTGGGGAACACCTGGTTTTAAATGCTTACTCATTACATCTAAAGCTATTTTTCCTGCAGGTTTATCTGAGCTAAGTGATTTTTGTAAGGCTTCTGCATTTCCTGAACCTATAAAAAATCCGCTTTTATCTGAAGGATTTGGTACAGCTCCTTGATTATAAATACTTTCTACAAAGAAATCTAATTGAGATTCCATAGAATCTGATTTATCATTTTCTTTTAACCAGTTTTTATAAGGCTTTCTTTGCTCATCAAATTGAAATAGTCCCATACCTGGTCCCATTTTATCACTAGTATTTTCATTTTGTCTAGTAGTGTACTCATAAGTATAACCAGTTTCTACACCAATATTTCCCATAATACCTGCAATAGCATCATTAGTTAGCTGAGGATAATTTTCTTTTAGGTAGTTATAAATATCAGATTGTCTACTTCTTTTATTTTTAAACTTTTCTCCAGCTATAACATCTTTACTAGGCTTAGGTACAGGCATGCCAACTTGTGCATACTCAGGTTTCATATCCTGTATTTCTCTACCTACATCATTCATCTGTTTAATTACAGGACCATATATATCTGTAGCTTCTTTGTTTACTACAAATTCACCAGGAGTAAGCCATGCTGGTACCGTATCAGTACCTCTAGGTTCTCCGGGATGATCATACATGGGTATGGAGGAAGTCATAGGAGGAACTTCCATTTGTCCTTCTGCAATATCAAACTCGAAAGACCTCATATTCCCGTAGCGATCTTTTTGTGTAAACTTTTTTAACTTCATGCTAAGCTCCTTTAGCTAATGGTCCGTATGTAACTTCTATTTCTTCGGCGACTTCGCCTCCGCCTCTTTTATATCTTATTTTTGATAAAGGTCCCATCATCATTTCTGGTACCATACCACCATGATTAAACAAACCAAATGCTTTACCTGCAAGTAATCCCATACCTACATAAGGAATAGCAGTACCTAATGCACCTAATGCACCCATACCACCTGCAGCTGCAGCACTACCAGCACCAGTAGCGGCTAGCGATCCGGGACCAGCTAATAAAGCGCCTGCGGGTGCTCCAGCACCTAAGCCCGTAGCCGCGGCAGTACTAGCAGCCGGTGCACCAAATAAACTACCTGACATTAGTTTACCTGCAGCAGCTTCACCTAATTTACCAGCAGCTGATTGGCCTGCAGCCATACCAATAGTCTCCATAGCACCAGGTTGTTGTGCTTGCATTGGTCCAGGTCGTGCTGAGTATTGAGCAGCAGCTAATTGTTGTTCTTCCTCATTTGATTTAGCTAATTTTACAGTCATTATTTACCTCCGCCACCAGTACTAGTTTGTGTTGTTTGTTGAGGCGCTGAGCCTAAATAACCAAAATATCTTTTAGCTACAGTACCTGGAGCATCTAACTTTTGTTGTTCGTATGCTTGATAAGTACTTCCAACATCACCAAGTCCTTTAGTGCCTAACGCTATATCTTTTTGTTGTTGCTGTTGAAACTGCATTGATCTATCTGCTAATGCACCTGTTAAAGCTGCTTGGTTACGTGCAGATCCTAATGAACCACCCATAGCTGCTTGACCTGCTGCAGTACCTGCAAGATTAGATATATCTCTTTGAGCTGCACCCGTATAATCAAATGCACCCGTTCCTGTAATAGCTTGGTTAGCTAATTTTTTCTGTGCTTCTAATGCTGCTGTTTGACTAGGATCCATTGCAGCTACAACACTACTTGTATCTCCTTCTCTAATTTTACCGATGTCTGTTTCGTATTGACCTGTAACATCTTTTAAAACTTTTTCTAAATACGGCTTAAACTCCGGATCAATACCTGATTGAGTAACCGTTTGTTGTGGCGCTCTGCTTCCTCCACCCATAATTTATTCTCCTATGATACCCCTTATCGAAGTACTTAATTTAGCATTATATCTTTTTGCTAATAGTTTTCCATATCTCAATGAATCACTTTCCCCTCTCACTGAGTCTGCCCTCCAGTGTTTACCACCATGTTTTTTAGTATGCTCTACCATAGCATCAAATAATTTATATACTATGTAAGCATTATTCTTATTCTCTAAATTTACAATACAATCTTTAACATCCATTATATATTTGTTATTATAATAATTAACATATGCATGCGCTGTTAAGAATCCCTGTATATTATGTTCGGTATAACAACCTATTGCTAAATAATGTGGATTTGTTTTTTGATGTTCAACTATATCTAAAAAGTATCTCATCCATACAGCTTCATTATATTCAAAGCCATGAAACTCACCATTGATTGTAACGTATTCTTTCATTAAACGTATTGCGTCTAATGTATCATTGTCCTCTATTAATCTTATCTTCAATTACTTTGGCTCCTCAGGAAATACAATCGTATCAGGATCTGTAACTCCTTTAGTTATATCTCTAAGTTGTTGTCTATAAGTTTTCCATGCATCTTGTGTACTTGGATATGTACTATCAGATAATTGTGTATAATCTGAATTAGCTAGTAATATATTTCTTTGATTTCTTATTTCTGTAAATTTAATACTATCAGGTTTAGTAATAGTTTTAGTATCACTATTATATTTATAACCTACTGATTCCATAACTTCGGCTACATTAAGACTATCATCATTAATAACTTTTTCATCTTTTTTTAAATCAGACCAATTACCAGATTCTGATTGTTGCCAATCTAATATAATATTGTTTTTATTTAATTTTAATCTAATCATCTTTTAATCTCCAATACCATACAGGAACCACTAAAACTTCCTCCATGATCTTGGTTAACACTTCCAAATACTCTTACTTGATAAGCTGTATTTTTATTTAATTGTACTTTACCACCAGCCATTCCAACTACTCCACCAAACCCATGCGATGTAGCTGCACCTGAATTTATATTAGGTGAAGTAGCTCCATTATTACTGGCAAACTCAAATCTAGTATTTGCACTTGCAGTTTGACCACTACTAGGAGCACTAGCTACTGTACCTACTAATATAACAGCATCTGTATTTACTCCAGTTAAATTAGCAGAAGTAAAACTTATAATATTACCACCACCAGATCCTCCATGAGCAGATATAACAATTCCGTTAACTAAATTCACTGCTTCAAAAGCACCACTAACAGTAACATTGCCTACAGTAAGTGTACCTCCACTAATTCTAGTAGCACTTAAATTCCCTGCAGTTATACTACCTGCATTTAAATTAGATACTGTTATACCACTACAATCAAGAGTCCCTGTTGTAATACTACTAGCATCTAACACACCTCTTGCAGTTACATTATTAAACTCTGCATTACCTGATGCTCTTTCTATTTTCCAACCAGCACTACCTGCACTATAAGTATCAGACTGTAAATCAGAACCAATAGGTATAAATCCTTCTACAGTTCCAAAAGTTATTATCTGACCATTAGTAACTTCACTAGTTTCAACATGAAATGTAACTTGCCAATGCTTATGTGATATAGTTGTACCACCACCCATAGCAGAAGTAATAGGAACATATTGCCAGCCAGAAGTTAATCCTGTAAATACACCTGAATCATAATCATAACCAGTTGCTGTTGGTGCTGAGGGTGCTCCTGTAGATGCTGCATTATAATAAAGTATACCGTTAGCTACTGCACCACCATATAGTAATTTAGCATTACTCCATTTAGCAGTAACTGTTTGACCGGCCTGTCCTTTTATTCTAGCTTCAGAAAACCATATATTAATACCAGCTCTATTTAATTTTGTCTTAGTCCATCCTGCACTTGAACTCCATACAGCTCCCGATACTTGATAAGATGTTGTACCTGGATTAGTAGGTCTTGCTGCTACTTCTCTATATTGTTTTATTATAACATCTATTTCTTCATCTGAATATGCTGAGAATGTTGCACCGGTAACAGGTAAGGTAGGTATAGTATCTGTGTATGCAACATATGCAACAAAGCCATCTCCATCTGCAAATGGTGTAAGTTGCTGTACTGCGCCATCTTGTGTTTTAGAATATACTGCAATTAAATTTTGAGGTACATTTACTGATTCATTTATATTATCTATCTGATGCTGCATTCTATTAGTAGCTTCAGTAACAGACTTTTCCCATGCTAACGTTGAGTCATCTTTATTAACATCTAAAGAAGGTTCATTAATCGTCATCTAGTTCCTCCATCTTGAACTTCTATTTGAAGACCTGATAAATTCCATGATGTTGATGTAGCTGTACCATCATCTATTCTATAACTCATAAATCTACCATTTAATCTAGCATCTGATTTATAAGAAGCGGCAACATCAAAAGTACCTGTAAGAGTAGGATTAGCAAAGTCTATTGCAGCTCCTGGATTATTACTTGAAATTGTTTTAACATTTAATGTTCCAGTACCCTGAGTTAATAAAGCTATTGAACTAAATTGTTCTGTATAAAATTCAGGTGTTATAGATAATGTATTACGTTCTAAATGAGAAGTATAAGGATCATCACTATTATCTAATACTCTATGTGTATAACCTATATCAGCTGCTAAGATAGAAGAGCCAGAGTTACTTGTTCCTGATGTGCATACTTGTGCAAACACTGGAAATAATTTATCAAAGCTAACTGTGCTTGTAGTCCAAGGTCTTTCATTATTTCCTGAACCTTTAACAGGTGCGATAACGCCAGATACAACTCCATTCAAATCTCTTAATGTCCAATTGTTTAATCTAAAATTATATATTAATGCTTCATTACAAACTGTGCTAGTACCTTTAGGATAGTTAATCCATATCTCATCTTCTTTTTGATTACGTAATACAAATAGCTTATTAGCTTTTGCATTATTTAAATTGCTATAAAAATAATCTCTTACTCTTGCATCAGCTATAGAAGTTATATTACCAGGATTTCCTGTAAATATGTATATATCATTACTACCAATAACTAAATGTCTACCACTAAATTCTATAATACCATTAGTTGTTTGCGCACCATACTGTGAAGTAACTGGTGAAAATGCAACAGGTGTTACAGTACTATTAGTTAATCTTAAATTGTGAATAGAAGTATTTGTATAGATATACATATTACCTTGAAGCTGTACTAAGTCTTGCACAGTTGCAGTATCTGATAATGTAAATTCATCTGCAGTGTTTGTTCCTGCTGCAAATGGATTCCAGTTCTGTGGTACTGAACCTGGTACTGCTACATCTGAAGTTCTTACAACTCCTGGTAAGCTACGTATAACACCAGCTGTTGTACTTTCTTTTAAATTACCTGCAACTAAAAAGTTACCGAAAGATCTTATAACACCACATCTAGTAGCTATTGGATTTCTTGATACAACAAAACATCTTACAACATCATCCTGTACAATATTAGTATTAAAAACAATATTAGTAGTATCTGTTTCTGTATCAGTGTATATTGCATATTGAAAATTACTATTAGCTGAAGTAGCTGGACTTGCTGGTACATCTCCTGGTACAAAGTTAGTTGGTATTACACCACCATTAGGCGGATTATTTCCTGCATTAGTACCAGCAGCTATAGGTGCACATTCAGTTGTAGTTTCATTAGGTGTTTGTTTAGTTACAAATAAAGTGTTCTTAGTAAAATCTACTTTCTGTCCTAAATCAAATAACCTAGGATTATCAACTGTAACTCCTGTATTACCAAATGCTAACTTAACCGTAGCTTCTAATACTTTAGGAGCTGAGTTATATGATTCCCATCCTGGTAGTTTAGCAAAGTTAGGTACTGCAGCTATATCTGTATTGTCAGTTACATCCATTATATAATGAGGTGCTTCTATACCATTGTTTATTATTAAACAAAACCCACCAGCAAATTCAGTTGACTGCCAATTTTCGCTTTCTGAAAAACCTTTATTAGCTCCAGTACCTTGTAAGTCTATAGTAGGTGTTATATCATTTATATTACTATCAGAAGCTCTATAAAGAAATGTACGGTTACCTACAACAGTCCCACCTATTTTTTGTTCAGCTACAAATACATAATAAGTATTTTTACTTGGTACTAAGTTAGGATTATTCCACCATGTTATAAATATTATATCACCAGCTGTTGAACCACCTGGCATTGGTATTGTTAAGTCAGGAGATATAGCTACATCACCTTTCATTTTGTGAGCAGCCATATCTCTAAATCTTATATTTCTGGCATCAGTAAATACGTTAGGCGCTAACCCAACTGTAGGTGTATCTTTAACTACACCAAATTTAGTTAGGTCATTAATAGGTATAACTTTACTCGCCATTTAATTCTCCTTTATGCACATTCCTTTTGACCAGTTTCAGGATCTATAAAACACGCTTCGACTTTTTCATCTGAAGTGTCTTTATCTTCTTCCACTGTTTGTAAGACGCCAAATCTTTTGCCACTAAGTCGAAACGTCGTGCAACCTTTCGCACCACCTTTCCAGGCATCAACATATACTTGTTTGAAATCTTCATATGTAACGTCATCTCCTACATTACATGTCTTAGAACAAGCACTATCTATATAATTTTGTGCTAATAATAATACTGATAAATGCTCTTGTACATTTATATCATTAGCAGATCGTCCTTCTTTTCCTTTTCTATAAGCATAGTCTTCAACTCTTTCTGTCTTAGGACCTTCGAAAGTTTGTATTGTTCTATCATAGTAATGACTAAATACAGGTTCAATTCCTCCACTTACATTATCAGCTACTAAACTAATTGTACCAGTCGGAGCTATTGAAGTTAAATGACTATTACGAATACCATACTCTCTAATTAGTTTCTTAACTGATGCTGGTAATCCTCTAATAAAATTTGACTTTAAATAATCTTCTCTATATAATGGGAAAGCACCTTTTTCTTTTGCTAATAATGCAGATGCTTTATATGTAGTATCTCTTAAGCATGCAAATATTTTTTCAGCCCAAGTCATAAATCCATCTGATGCATAAGGTAAACCTATTAGCTCACCAGCATTAGCTAAACCTGTAACACCTAGTCCCATTCTTCTTTTATCTTTTGCCTCGTCAGCTTGTTTCTTTAACGGATAAATAGTTCTATCAATTACGTTATCCATTGCTCGAACTACTTCGTATATATCTTCTTTAAACTTTTTAAAATTAAACTCAAAATGTGATTCTGCTTTTTCACCACCAGCTATTTGTTCTTCATCTAAATACTTTGTAAGATTAAAAGATCCTAATAAGCAGGCACCATATGCAGGTAATGGTTGTTCGCCACACGGATTTGTAGCAAATATATCTTCACAATAAAAAAGATTATTCATCTCACCTATGCGATCAATAAATAAAACACCAGGCTCAGCCCAGTCCCAAGTGCTATCCATGATTTTATCCCAAAGGTCTTTTGCGCATATAGTCCTGTATGGCTTTCCTTCGAATTCCAACGTAAAGCTGCTATCCAAATCATTTGTTAATGCCTCCATAAATTTATCAGTTATACCAACACTAATATTAAAACCAGTGAGATTATCAGAATTACGTTTAGCAGTAATGAACTCTTCAATATCCGGATGGTCGACTCTGAGGACACCCATCTGCGCCCCACGTCTGTGTCCTGAGCTAGCGATGGTTTGACACACAGCATCAAAGATACCCATGAAGGAAACAGGGCCGCTAGCCTGGCTATCGAGTGATTTAATTTTGTCACCTCTTGGTCGGATGCGACTAAAGTCATAACCAATCCCACCCCCTCTACGCATCGTCTCAGCAGCTTCACTGGCCTTCTCCATTATACTGTTCATGTTATCCTCGATTACACCTGAAACAAAACAGTTATATGCAGTTGTAATCCTATTAGATCCTATTGCAGCTTGCACTCTACCTGCTGGTAAGAATCTCATATTGCCTAGTATATCTTCTAGTTCATATCTATGCTCATCATTATCTGATAGTGCTCTTGATATTCTTTTAATTTTTTCATCAAAGCTTTCATCTTTTTGTCTATATTTCATCATATCAATTTCTTTTGATATAGATGTTTCTGGTCCTAAGTATTCTGTATTATGCATTATTGCACCCCCTAAAATTACGATGTTATAGGGGACATTTAATTAGTCTTTCATTTTACCAATTTTATCAACTAATACATTGATTTGTGACTCTAATGCTTTCTCTTCTGGACGCTTCTTTCTAGCACCTAAGTAACCTGCTACTATCCATAGCACTCCAATAACTACAGCTATACCAATCATATACTGCATGAAGTTTGCAATAGCGAAAGACATTAGTTCGTAAAACGAATTTATCTGTCCATCTTCACCACCGTAATCGGCAGCACTTAAAGGCTTATCATCCACTGCGAGACTCCCAGCCAACGCACCACCCGCAGTCACACCTGCAACGATCGCAGGACTGCTTGTAACCAGACTTGCAACAGCTGCAGCTCCAGACGCGCCAGCACCCGTAACCAAATCTGAAAAGTCTGTACGGCAACTCGCTAATAATAACATAGGTAGTATTAAGTACCTCATAAAGTTTTCTCCTTATCATCTTTTTTCCTTTCCCTAAATTTACATTGTTCTCTCATATTTAATTGTGATTTAAATTTTTCTTTTACATTAGTATTATTACAATTATCTATAAATATCATCAATGCTTTAAACGCAAATCCCTGGAATAACAGTTTATTATTATTATAAAATTTACCTTTATCTTTATTTATTTCCAGTTTATAATTCTTATGTGCATAAATCAAAGTATTCCTCGTTGTACTAGCATCCATAAAGTTCCTACGATGGCTCCTACAAAGACGATTCCTAGTAATATGACTCCTACTATTTGAAGTAAGTTTCTACGTAGCTCAGCTTGTTTATATAAGGTTTCTTGTCGTTGCTTCCGTATTTTAACTTGCATCTTTAAAAGATCTTGCCATGCGTTTGGGCCATGTGTTAAGTTAATCCAGTTACGTAATTCTTCTTCCATTGCCTCGGCTTTCTTTTTAGCTGCAAATGCATCCATAGCTTCTTGTTCTACACTACTCCCTGCAAATAATTTTTTAAATACCGGTGGATTAGTTGCCATCTTAGCTGATTGATTAACATCAGAGACTGCACCCATCCATCGTCCTATGTCGCCATACATTGATTCGACATCTTTTCCCATCGCGAAGCCTTTTTTAATTAACCCGAATGCGGTTGAAGCCGTCGCGAGAGCTGTTACAGGATCCATATATTATACCTCTCTAGTCTTTCTTCCTCGGTATACAGTATGCTTTCACATATATTTTGTCCCCTGCCACTCTTTGATTATGATTCTGATGTGCTACTTTTGCTGAGTACTCTAAACAAACATCTAAGTCATTAAAGTAAACGGGCTCTTGTTCTTTACCCGCTAAGAATACAATCAGCACCCATAGCATTACTTCATCCAGCCTGCTGTTATATTACTAACAACACCTATAGTACCTCCTAATCCCATCATTAACCAGAAGGCGCCTCTCCAACGGTTAGCGGTAGCTTTTAAATCTTTAACACTGTCCCGCATTTCTTTCATGTCTTCTTGCATAGCTTCAACTCTTTCTTCTAGTCTAGCTAAAGCAATTTCTAATTTTTGTTCTTGTGACATCTTAGTCTCCGTTGAAAGTTTCATTTATGCTACTTGCATTACAGAAAAGTGACCGGCTCCAGCTCTCCATGCTCCAGCCCACCAATTAGCATATGCTTCCAGCCATATTTTATTTCCTACTGAAAGGTCTATTATACATGAAGTACTTGCTGATGTAGATGTTATATAACCATTACCAGAAGCAAAGCCTGTCTCTGTACCGTCTACTCTTGTTCCACCATTAGCTGCATTGCCTGTAGTATTTTTTACAAATTGTAAGCCAAAGTTTCCCATACCTCCAGTAGAAGTAACTTCAGCAACACTACCGGCATGAAATAAATATCTACCAGCTACTGGACAAGTAAATACTCCTGCATTGTTAGTATTAGTTCCTTCATTTCTAGTGAAAGCATTATTAGTATCAATTACTTCAGTGTCATATTCTACACCTTCCCAAGCTCCAGCGGCAAACCCACCGTTATTAACTTGACTAGATGCATAAACACATACTGGTGATGCAAATTTAGTTCTTGCTATAGCTGCACTAGCATTAATATCTGCATTAACAATATCTAAAGCTGCTAATTTAGTTTTAGCTATCGCAGCACTTGCATTTATTTGTGTATTAGTTAGAGTACCATCGGTGACTCCGAGAGCTTTTAGTTTTGTGATAGCCATTTAGTTCTCCCTTAGTTACTTGGTTTAGTTGGCCATGTGATATTACTTAAAGCCATATCAGTTGGTGTTTGTTTAGTAATATCTCTTAATGCTTGTCTATATGTTTTCCAATCATTACTCATAGTAACATCAGATAAAGCCAGACAATCAGTTTCTTCTAATAGCTTTATTCTTTCAGCTCTTAGCTCGATCATTCTTTGTTCTGATGTTCCTTCTAAATTTATTTTGTCTTCTGCTTCTTTCGCTGCAATTTCAAAAGAAGTCATCTCTACTAATTTACCATCAACTACTTTCTTCATGACTTTATTCCATATAAACTAAATATACCTTTAGCAATAGTACCACTTTGCATTTGTATTTTTATATTATTAATTTTAGATGAAGTAAATATTTTACCTCCACCATTCCACCAATAGTCATTACCACCATCATGACCACTATCTGATGATATACCAGCAACTGAATTCCAGAATGCTGATTTATATTCTGTACTAGTTTGTCTTAAACCTTGAAATTCAATAGTTCCATTATTACCTTTATTGCTTGCGCTACCTATTGAAGAGTTTAAATCAAAACGATTACCATCGTTAGCTGTACTTGCCATACCAAAAGCTTTAGATGCTTTAGTATCATGATACATAAGATGTTGTTCAGTATTAAGATTATAGTTACTTCCATTATCTATTGAACAATATACCCAGAACTTCTGACCATTACTACTTGGTGTAACAGCTCTATATGTAATTCTATAATCCATATAATCATCAGTAATTAAACTTGAAGTATAAGTTACATTTGCTACAGGACTACTAACTGTTAAGCTATTAAGCAATGTCATTGCAGTACCTGATACACTACCATTAAATACTGCAGCACCTGTACTAGTTAAACCATTAACAGCAGTTACTCCACCACCATCAGCAATAGTAAGAGCAGCATCACCATC